CGACTTTAGCTGATTGGCTGTGATTCCCGGAATCCTGCCTTCTGAGAAAATCATGTCGATGATTCGATCTTCTTGAGACAGGAGATTCTCGGCAATCTCTAAAATCTGCTCTCTATAATCTTCGGGTTCTATGTTTCTTTCCGTGCACAACTGCCTAAACAACCAGGTTCCTGCCAGGTGATGAATGTTTTCATCGCGCACTGAGAAGTTGATGCCACGCACGACGTTAAGCAACTTGTTCTTTCCTTGGCTTTGAAAGTGCTTAAGAAAGGCAAACGAACTATACAAGACGACGCCTTCAACCATTGAGAAGGCAGCTAGCGACAGTGCTAGGTCCTCGTGCGCCAAAATCTTATCAATTTCTCCCATACGCTCCTTGAGAAACTCATTGTCTTGCCATGACAGGTAGAACTGTTCGTTATTGAGATGCAGAGCTTCGTTGAGACGATTGTAAAAGGGCGCGTGAATATTCAGCTCAAAAAAACTAAAGCAATTCGCCATCATTTGAATGTCAGGTCTCGGAAAAGACTGCAGGACTCTAGTGCCCCAGTATTCTCCGCCCGCAAAGAGCTCGTACAGAGTAAACAGCTTAAGCACTGTAACGACACCGTGCTTTTCTGCAGGTGTAAAGTTGGTTAAAATATCGTGAACATCCTTCTCAACCTTGATCTCATCAGGCAGCCAGAAAATTTCTCTTTGTTGCCGTGCAAATTCTGCCGCTGCTGGGTATTCGTAGATGTAAGCAGGTTGTTCTGTTTCGAGTCGCGTTAGTGAATATCCCATTGTGTTTGCCCATTATTTGATTTTTCTAACTTAAGCACAAATGCTTAGACGATACTAATTTTGACGAACTGCGTAAATTACTTGCTTTGCAATTGTTCTTTGAGCTCTCGGTATCTCTCACCCAAACGAGTTTTCTTATATTCCTCGTCTTCCATGAGAGCTTCACTATACGTCTGTTCTTCATCAGGATCAACTGCCTTAATCATAGATCGAGCAGTGTCCATTCGCACGTGAAAAAGCAGACCGTCACGTCCAGCTCTATTTTTCGCCACAAACATACGGCCAAACCCAGTTGACTTTTCCTTCGCTTTTCTGGAGAGAGAAATAACGACGTCAGCAACCATGGCTTTTCCATATGCCTCGGACATGTTCTCGAGTCCTACGATGTCGGAGTTGGCTGAATCTCGATTTGCTTGACTTGCTGTCCAGATAGGAACACCTAGTTCCTGGGATAGATTGCGCAATTCTTCGTATACTTTTTTCAGCTCATGTCTCATAGAGTCGTAGCTTCTCGTTGAACGCATAATGTCCGCGTAATCAATAAGTATGAGAGAAGGGCGAAACGATTTCATCTGCAATTTTTCAATGTGAGACCGCAGAGTGACCACAGAGGCTGATCCTGTGGGATATTCCTTGATAATCAAACGCCCTAATTTCATATTTTTATATGTGTCTCGAACGAGATCTTTGTTTGAAATAACTTCGTTGCTGGGAATGTTACACAGATTTGAATCGTATCTAATTCCGACCTTGGTTTCAGACAGCTCAAACGTGTAGTGCAGCACATTTTTACCTAGCCGAAGAGCATTGCAACCAAAGTTGACAAGCATGTGTGACTTACCCACGCCTGTGTTTGCTGTGATCACGCCGAGCTCACCACGAGCCAAACCTCCAGCAAGCACATCCTCTCGATCCAGTTGAGCGAGGCCTGTGGGCACAGGCACACGAGTCTGCAACTCGAACCGCGCCTCAAAGTCCTCGAAGAAGTCGTGACCCGTGGATGCAGGAATGCCTACTGACAGAGCGTGCTTCATCACCTCGGTGACCTGCTCATTCTTGCCGTCTTCAATGAGATCAACGCACTGTGTCAAGGCTTCCTTCATCGCCTGCTTTCGACAAAACTCAATTGCACGTGCCTTGACCTCAGCCAAATCTCCAATGTCAGGATTAAACTTGATCCGGTGCAAATACTCCACGATCTTGCTCTTGAGCAGCTTTTGATCAGGTGACCGCAGATCGTCTCGCACCACGCCTGCGATCAGTGTAATCGTTGGGAAAGTTCGGTGATTATTGAAGTGATCGAAGTACTTCTCGGTCAGATAGTGGAGATACTTGAGTTCAAAGTACTCCGGTGTCATGACCTCAATCATCTGTGCGGCCCAATCTCTATCTGTCAAAAGTGCTTGCAGGATCTTTTCTTGGAAAGCTGCATCGTAGCGATTGAAATGGGGGACAGACGTGGTAACTCTATCTTCGCTTGACATTCTTCTCTCTTTAGTTTTTAAGATTTGAGCGGCACACCATGGCAAGTCGATCGGCGTCGATCCGGGGTAAACCTGCCTTGATAAGCTTCCTCATTAAGCTCATTTTATCGTGGTGGGGGTCAAATGAATCAAGTGCGTGATCAATCTTTTTAATCTGAGCCGCAGCTAAATTATTAGTATCCAAATACATCAGCTGCCAGTTTAACTTGATCAATTCTTCTGCACCTGCGATGTTGCCAAACAACTGGGGGGCTCGCTTTTCCTGCGCCTTTTCTCGAGCCTCAGTGATAATATCAGAGCATGAAATCTCGGTGTCGGTACCCATTAGCGGGAAGCGCTTTGCCAGCGTTTTGAATCCCACGCCTTTGACACCAGGGATGTTGTCGGAAGGGTCACCACAGAGGGCTTTGGCGACACAAAAGTTCTGGGATGATATACCAAACCTTTCGAGAACATCGGAAGCTTCTACATACCTCTTGCCCATCGGATTGTATACTTTTGTATCATCTCCTAGAAGCTGATAGAAATCCTTGTCGGATGACACAATTACTTTTTGCTTGCCCTTGAACTTGTACTTGCAAATGTAGCCAATCACGTCGTCTGCCTCGCAATCTGGCACATACACTTGGCACACGCCGACTTCTCGCAGCAGGGACACAATGGTCGACACCTGCCAATTTCTATTTTCAGTAGTCGTGGGAATATCGTCTTCATAGTAGCGATTTAGCTTTTGCGGGCGGCGATGCATCTTATACTCTGAGAAGAGCTTTCTCTTTCTGTGCGATCCGCCTGACTCCCAGACAACCACAACTTTGTCTGGGTGCAACGTGTCAACTAACCAGCGGGTAGAATTAATAAAGCCGGCAATTCCACCTGCCGGCTCTCCTGCTCTCTCTCCATTTTCCGCCATCCCTGGGTGTGCAATGAAATGGCGGGTAAAAAGATTGAACGCATCAATAACAAGAACGGGGCGATCCACTACATCTCCAGTAATTCACTCATCTCAGAGGCAAGCGCCTCCATCTCTACATAAGATTCTGGATTCACATCCGGGGATCCTTGCATAACTCTCACCATCACTTTTTCTAGCAGAGCCTCTAACCAAGGTGAAGCCTCGGGGTCGTCTAGCACCTCGCTAAATTTTGCCTGGTGAAAACTCTTAAATAGCACTGACTTTTCTTGCATCTCAAGCTTTTGAAAGTTGCCCTTGTTGGGCCACTTGTAGCGATTCTTCTTCTTGTCATACTCAAAGTCATCTAAGGAAATTTCGCTGGTTGGAATAACCATCAGCTTCTTCCAAGCGTCCCCTTGAAAATTACCAACTGCTACAATGTGCCCGTTGATCTCTTCGGGTCCGTGTTCCTTGAGCATCTCAAAGATCTGCTCATGCTCCTTGATCCCGTACCCAAAGTGGATCTCAAAATCGCAGCGCCGAAAGGGCATACCCACCTTGTTCTTGATTGTCTTGGCCTTGACGTGGATGCCGACAATTTCGCCGTACTCATTCTTGATGTGATTGCCACCAAACAACTGAATGCGTACAGAGCTGTGAAAGGGAATTGCCTTACCACCTGAGGTGGTGGTCGGATCTCCGTAGAGCACACCGATCTTGGTTCTTGTCTGATTTAAGCACACAAAGAGCACATTGTTGTCACCAATGACACCCGTGATCTTACGCATACCCTTGGAGATAGTGCGAGCTTGCAACCCAATTGAATTGTCTGAGTATTCACCTAGCAACTCAGCCTTGGGCGAGGTGGCAGCCACACTGTCCCAAATGATCACGACTGGCACGTCTTTCTTCATCGAGCGTGCCTTGACCATTGTCTTTTCAGCGACGCTTAGCACATTTTCCGTGCAGTGTTGCGAAACATAGACAAAGCGACTCGAGATGTCAACACCGAGCAGGGCCAAATTTTCCGGGCTAGTGGCATTCTCAGTGTCAATATACACTGCCATTCCACCCATCTTCTGAGCTGAACGGCAAATCTGCGATGCGAGATGCGACTTTCCTAGGCCGGGATCACCGAAGATCTCAACAATTCTACCCTCTGGCAATCCGCCCTGCGGTTTGTTTGCCACAATGTAGTCAAGTAGTCGAGATCCGGTCGAGATCCACCGCTTCACGTGAGTAGGCGACTCATCCGTGGAAAGGTTATATGCAACCTTGTCACCCATTTCCTTGTTAAGGGCTCGAATTAGGTCAGATGCGAAATCATCAACCTGATCGTCAGCATTTTTTCTTGCCATGTTGGCTATACACTCCTAGATTCTTTTTAAGGTTGCAAATGGAGGAGGGGTAGTTGCCTACCCCTT